TGCTGTTAAAACTGCAACATCAGGAACATTTACAATTTTATTTCCAGCGTTTACATCAGCAGCAGCTATTTTAAGAATCGCTTAATTTTAGGAGGGCCAGGTGGCAGATATTACAGTAGAAGTATCGTCACCAGGTCTAATAGCCTATGGATCTAATTCATGGGGTTCTTTTAATTATGGTGGATTTGATCAAATAGATGTAACCGTTAGTTCAGTCGATGCTTTCAATACTGAAGGTTGGGGAGCGTATCAATGGGGATATTTAGTTTGGGGACAATCTTTTGAAGACGCTACAGTTCAAGTTACAACACCTGGTACACCAACAACTTGGGGACAAAATACATACGGAAATTATTCTTGGGGACAAATTACTGGAACTGAATCTGAAATAGGTGATGAATCTATTGAAGCAGGCGCTAGTGTAATTTTATCTACAAATTTATTAAATTTAACTGTTGATACAGTTTCTGCACAAGCAAATTTTATAATTGATGTTACTGGAGTTGAATTAAATTTAACTGTTAATTCTGTTTTTGCTGGAGAAAATGTAATTATAGAAGTAACAACTCCTGGTGCTCCAACAACGTGGGGACAAGGATCTTTTGGACAGTATGCTTGGAATCAAATTACTGGTTGTTCCGTTGATTTAGGGGAAGAAACAATTACGGCTGAAGAAAATATTTCATTAATATTAAGTACAAATCTTTTAACATTATCTATTACATCGATAACTATTACAGCAGATGCTAACTTATCACTAAATACTAATTTATTAAATATAGAAGAAGGTTTTGCTCAAGAAAATGTAAACGCAAATACAATTGTTGAATTAACATCTCCTGGTAATTTACCATGGGGAGCAACTTCTTGGGGTAATGGTTCTTGGGGTAATATTGGAGGAATGGAGGTTTCTCAAGGAGCTGAAGAAGAATCTGTTCCAGGAGTTGATGTTTTTGTATCAACTAATTTATTAACCTTAACTTTAACATCTATTGCTCAAGTTACTGGAGACGCTAATATTACAGCTAATACTAATTTATTAACAACAAGTTTAGGTGATGAAGAGGGATTACCAAATACAATAGTTACACTATCTACAAATTTATTAAGTGTAAGTGTTGGATCTGCTTCAGGTGAGGTTTTGTCTACAGTAAGCCCAACTGGCGTAAGTGCAACAGCTTCTACAGGTCGCTTATTTATAGCCGCTTGGGCCGTGGTTGATATAGGGGTAACTAATAATTGGAGTGTGGTTGACATAGCGGCTTAATGAAACTAAAATTAGATATATTACATAATTTATAAAGGATTTTTATGGCATCATCATTTTCTACAGATTTAAAAATAGAACTTATGGCCACGGGTGAAAACTCGGGTACATGGGGAACAAAAACTAATACAAATTTAAACTTAGTACAACAAGCCATCGTTGGTTTTGAAAACATAGCTATCACGTCCACTAATACAACTTTATTAATGACTGATGCTACAATTTCAACAGCTAGAAACGCTGTTTTAAGATTTACAGGAACTATCACTGCAAACTGTACAGTTTTTGTGGCTTCAGGAATTGAAAAACCTTACACTTTAGAAAACGCAACATCAGGTGCATTTACCGTTGCTTTAAATCAAGTAGGTGGAGCTTCAGTAATATTTGGAGCAGCTGACAAAACAACTAAATTAGTTTATTTAAACGGAACAGATGCAGTAGATTTAGGAGTTGTAAATTTAACAGCACCTCAAACATTAACTAATAAAACTTTAACAACACCAACTCTTACTTCACCTATCATTAACGAAATTGATGATAGTAATGGTAATGAAGAAATTATATTCACAGCAACAGCTTCTGCAGTTAATGAATTAACTGTAGCTAATGCTGCAACAGGAAACAACCCAAACATTACAGCGTCAGGTAGTGATGCTGATGTTGGTATTAATTTTACACCTAAAGGAACAGGTGCGGTAACATTTAATGGTACTGGTAAAATTCAAGCAGTAAAAGAAAAAGTAACTGTAACAGCAGTAGCGTCTACTGGAACAATTAATTATGATTTTTTAACTCAAGCTGTTCTTTATCATACAACAGTGGCAACAGGTCAATTTACAATAAATTTAAGAGGTAGTTCTTCTACATCTTTAACTAATATGTTATCTGTTGGAGAATCTGTAACAGGTGCTTTTTTAAATACTAACACTACTTTTTATGTTTCAACAATAACAATTGATGGTTCATCAACAAACGTTACACTTGAATATCAAGGTGGTTCTGCCCCAAGTGCAGGTAACGCAGGAATAGATGTTTATTCATTCACTGCAATTAAAACAGCAACAACCCCAGCATATACAATTTTAGCGTCGCAAACTCAATTTAATTAAGGAGATTTTGTAATGCCTTTAAACTCAACACGCGGAGCTGGATCAGCAAAAGGATTTGGATTTGGAGCGGGTGGAAATCCTTTTATTATAGCAACAGGTGGAACAGTAGTAGAGGATGGAGATTTTAAAATTCATACATTTACAGGTCCTGGAAGTTTTATTGTATGTAAAGCAGGAACTCCAGTTAATGCTGTAGTAGATTATTTAGTAGTAGCAGGTGGTGGAGGTGGTGGAAAAGGAAGATCAGGTGGGGCAGGAGCAGGAGGATTTAGAGTTTCAAATTCATGGGGTATACCAGCTCCCACAATGTCTCCTTTATCAAACCCAACAGGAGTACCAATTTCTGCTACAACTTATCCAATTACAGTTGGTGCAGGAGGACCGATATCACCAAGTCCAGGTGTTGGTACCCCTGGAAACCCATCAACTTTTTCAACAATTACATCTACAGGTGGAGGTGGAGGAGGAGCTGATGGCACTACAGGTGGACCAGGAGGTTCAGGAGGTGGTGGAGGAGAGAGTTCAGTAAACTCATGCAGAGGAACAGGTAATACTCCTCCTACAAGTCCGCCACAAGGAAATAATGGTGGAGTAAGTGCATATGCTCCTTCTCCTGCAGGAGGCCCACATCCAGAATCACCACAGCCTTATGCTGGAGGTGGAGGAGGTGGAGCAGGTGCTGTTGGAGGAAATCAACCTTCGTCACCAGGACAAAATGGTGGAGTAGGTGGAGTAGGTTCTTTTATAAGTCCAAGTTTTGCTCCAGCTTGTGCTGGAACACCAGGTCCAGCCCCAGCAGTTAAATATTTTTCTGGTGGTGGAGCAGGTATGGGTTGTGCTGCTTCTAATCCAAACACTCCTGTATCAGGAGGTGCTGGTGGTGGAGCTCCAGCAACTACAGGTGGACCAGGTGGATCTAATAATGGAACAGCTAATACAGGTGGTGGGGGTTCTTCTTATGGTGACATTTACACTCCATCAAACGGAGTAGGTAATGGTGGTTCTGGAATTGTTTTGATAAGATATAAATATAAATAATTATGGCACATTTTGCAAAAATATCAGAAGATAATAAAGTTTTAATAGTATTAACATTTAATAATAGTGCTATGTTAGATGAAAATGGAAATGAGTCCGAATTAATTGGACAAAAATATTTAGAAAAACATCACAACTGGCCAGCTGAAATGTGGATTCAAACATCTTATAATACTTGTAATGGACAACATAACAGTGGTGGAACAGCACTCAGAGGAAACTATGCAGGTATTGGTTATACTTGGGATAAAGATAATCAAATATTTTGGCCAATAAAACCTTATAATTCGTGGGTAAAACATATTCCTACAGCGTCTTGGAAATCACCTATTGGGGATGCACCAGTAGTAACTGAAGAACAAAAAGAAGCAAATTCTCATTATAAATGGAATGAAGAAAATCAAAATTGGGATTTAATTGTTCCCTTGTTAGTTCCTTAATAATATTTGATATTAACCTAAAATTTTGATATACATTTTGCAAATATGCAAAAGAAAGTTTTATCAGAAATAGGTATATATTTTGGGCAAATAAACATGCCAAATGGTTTTGAAATAGACCGAGAAAAATTATGTGTGGATATTTTATTATATAAAAATTATAATAATTCATTTCCATTTTCTAAAGCATGGGATATGTTACAAACATATTTATGTGAACATATAAATTTAAAATATGGTTTTTCATTAGTAAACAAAAAAACATTTGGAGAAATTTATAAACCAACAGAGTATTCTCCTTCATTATTACAAATAGATCCAATAGATTTAAGAAATTCTCCAGATTATGTTATGTTATATGGTGTTAATGTTGGTAAAAATTCTTGTAAGGTATTTATAGAATATGATGATAATAGAAGAAAAGGTAGAAGTTGGGAAATATTTTTAAATGATAATGATTTTATAATGTTCCCTTCTACACAAAGATATCATGTAACCGCTAATAAATCAGAACAATTAAATTTTATACTAACCACTACTTATGAATTTATCTAATTATTATTGGTATTTTAAATCAGCTCTAACTTCAAAATTTTGTGATGATGTTATTAAATATGGATTACAACATCAGGAAGATTTAGCTATTACTGGTGGAATAGGTTCTAATAGAGATTTAAAAAAACAACCATTAAAAGAAGAAGAAATTATGGATTTAAAAAAGAAAAGAAATTCTAATATTGTATGGTTAAATGATAATTGGATTTATAAGGAAATACATCCATACTTACATGAAGCAAATAGATTAGCTGGTTGGAATTTTAATTGGGATTTTTCTGAATCCTGTCAATTTACTAAATATAAATTAAATCAATATTATGATTGGCATTGTGATTCTTGGGATAAAGTTTATGATAAACCCAATGATCTAAACTCACATGGTAAAATTAGAAAATTATCTATGACTTGTCAATTGACGGATGGTAGTGAATATGAAGGAGGAGAATTACAGTTTGATTGTAGAAATTATGATCCACATATGCGTGATGAAGATAAACATGTGTTGACCGTAAAAGAAATATTACCTAAAGGCTCAATAGTAGTATTTCCAAGTTTTGTGTGGCATCGAGTCCAACCTGTTACGAAAGGAACTAGATATTCTTTAGTTGTTTGGAACTTAGGATATCCATTTAAATAATATGTTTATAGAAGAATATTTTAAAACACCATTTTGGTTCGAAGAAAAATTAGATTTTTTAAAATCGCTCACTAAAGCAACTGACAAGTACATTAAAGAAGCTAGAGAATTACAAAAAAATTATATTAAAAAAACAAATGATTTTGGAAATTCTTATCATTCAACACCATTATCAGCAGATACTAAATTTAAAGATTTTCATAATTATGTAGGTCAGAAAGCTTGGGAGTTTTTAGATTGGCAAGGATTTGATATGCAACAATATATTACTTTTTTTTCTGAAAGTTGGGTACAGGAATTTTCAAAAAATGGTGGTGGTCATCATTCTGCACATATTCATCACAATCAACATGTAAGTGGATTTTATTTTCTTAAAGCAAGTGAAAATACTTCTTTACCAATATTCCATGAACCTAGAGCGGGTGCACGTTGTACAAAATTAAAACTTAAAAATGAAAGTGTAGTCACTCATGGCACAGAAATTGTGCATTTTAAAGTAAAACCTGGAGTGCTTTTATTTTTTCCAGGTTATATGCAGCATGAATTTGCAGTAGATCATGGTAAAGAACCTTTTAGATTTATTCATTTCAATATACAAGCAGTTCCAAAAGAAATGGCAAAGGTAAATATATAATGACTGAATATAATTTTAAAAAAGATAGATTTACTGTAATTGAAAAAGCAATAGATCCAAAAATTGCAAATTTTATTTACAATTATTTTTTAATGAAAAGACAAGTTGCAAGAACAATGTTTGATACAAAATATATTTCTCCATTCACAACTGAATTTGGTATATGGAATGATGATCAAGTTCCAAATACTTATTCTCATTATTCAGATATTGCTATGGAAACTTTATTATTAGCTGTTCAACCTATTATGGAAAAACAAACAGGATTAAAATTAATTCCAACATATTCATATGCTCGTATTTATAAAAAAGGAGATGTATTAAAACGTCATAAAGATAGATTTAGTTGTGAAATATCTACAACATTAAATCTAGGTGGAGACAAATGGCCTATTTTTATAGAAAAGGATCCAAACAAAGGAGGAGTAGTTGAAGGAAAAGGATATGTAACTGACAATACAAAAGGTATTAAAGTAAATTTAAAACCAGGTGATATGTTGGTTTATAGAGGAAATTTATTAGAGCATTGGCGAGAAGAATTTGAAGGTCAAGATTGTGGCCAAGTGTTTTTACATTATAATAATCTTGCAACTAAAGGTGCAAAAGACAATATATTTGATAAAAGAAAACATTTAGGACTTCCTTCTTGGTTTAAAAAATAGTCCAATCTTTTAGCTATACTTAAACAATGCTATAATAGGCATAAATATGCCATTAAAAAAGATACCATTACCTCCAGGCTTTGATAAGAATGATACAGCCTCTCAAGCAGAAGGACGTTGGATTGATGGAGATAATGTACGTTTTCAATATGGATCACCTGAAAAAATAGGTGGTTGGGAACAAATTAATTCCTCTGTATTAGTAGGTGCAGCCAGAGACATACATTCTTGGTTTGATTTAACGGGCAGACGTTATGTAGCTATCGGCACGAACAAAGTTTTATATATTCTTTTTGATGAGGTGTTTTATGACATTACACCTTTAGGAACAGCTTTAACTGGTTGTACTTATACATCAACAACAGGCTCTGCAACAGTTACAATTAATAAAGCATCACATGGACTATCGGTTGGAGATTTAATTAAATTTACAAGTGTAACAACACCGGGACCTACTACAACAAGTTTTACATCTGCTAATTTTGAAACTAATTCATTTGAAGTTAAAACAGTACCAACTGCAAATACATTTACAATTACTATGCCTGTTACAGAAACAGGAACAGGGGTTACTACAGGTGGATCACTTATAACAAATCCATATGTCATTGTTGGCCCACTTGCCGCGACACTTGGTTATGGATGGGGAGCAGGAACATGGGGATTATCTACCTGGGGAACTTCAAGAACAGTTTCTAATACAACTATTGAATCTGGAAATTGGTCTTTAGATAATTTTGGAGAATTATTAATTGCTACAATTAAAGATGGAAAAACTTTTTCATGGGATCCAAATGCAGGAGTAGGAGTTAACACACGAGCAACCGTTATAGCAGGTAATCCTACTGCAACAGTTTTAACAAGAGTATCAGACAGAGACAGACATTTAATTCATTTTGGAACAGAAACTTCTATTGGAAACGTTGCGACTCAAGATCCAATGTTTATAAGATTTTCAGATCAAGAAGATATTGAAGTATATGAACCAACTTCTACTAACACTGCAGGTACATTTAGATTAGATAATGGTAGTAGAATTGTAGCTGCTGTTAAAGGTAAAGATTATATATTAGTTATAACAGATGAAGCTGCTTATACAATGCAATTTGTAGGACCTCCTTTTACATTTAGCATACGTCAAGTTGGATCTAATTGTGGATGTGTTGGTCAACATGCGGCAGTCTTCGTAGATGGTGCTGTGTATTGGATGGGTGATTCTGGTAATTTCTTTGTATTTGATGGAACGGTTAAAACATTATCATCTTCAGTTGAGAACTTTGTATTTACCACAACAGGGGGTGGTTTAGGACTTAATTTTACAAATGGTGAGACAGTGTTTGCAGGACACAATAGTTTATTTACAGAAATTAACTGGTTTTATCCAAAAGCATCCTCAACAGAAATAGATAGAGTTGTTACTTATAATTACGAACTTCAAACATGGACTACAGGATCGCTTGCAAGAACAACATATGAAGATGCTCATGTATTAGAATATCCAAGTGCTACTAAATATATAAGCACTTTGACTCCAAATACTCCTATAGTAAATGGTATTAGTAATGGAGGTAGTTATGTATTTGCACATGAAGTAGGTGTGAATGAAGTTATTAATTTAACAAGCACAAATACAACAAGTGTTGTTATATCTTCATTTATAAGATCAGGAGACTTTGATCTTGATATAGAGGGAGATGGTGAATTCTTTATTAAGATTAGAAGATTTATACCTGACTTTAAATACATAGATGGTAATGCAAAAGTAACTTTATTCTTTAAAGCTTATCCAGCAGATTCAACCACGGCTCTAGGACAAACAACTATAGGTCCCTTTACAGTATCTTCAACAACAGATAAGATAGATACGCGCGCGCGAGGAAGACTTGCGTCAATAAAAATTGAAAACGATGCACTTAACGACAACTGGCGTTATGGTATATTTAGACTAGATATACAACCAGACGGCAGAGGCGGAAGTGCTCCACAAACATAATGGCTAAAATAAATATTCTTATACCAGAACCACAAGATCCTTACACGGTTAATAATTTTAGACAAATTAACCAAGCGTTAGAGACTTTACAAAACCAATTAAACACAAGTTTTAATGAAGAGATTCAAGAAGATTTACAAACTTTAAGTTGGTTTTTAATAGGAACAGGTAGAAGAAGTACTCAAACAAATCCTTCAAACGGAGCATTAATTGTAGGAACTCAACTAGCTACAAGTGTAGCATTAGTTACAATAACAACCACATGACCATAGTTTATAAAGTACAAGGATATGATTTAACGACATCCACACTTACAACAGTGTTAACCATTGATGCATCATCAAGAGCAATAATTAAGGAAATAACTTTAGCTAACGATATAGGATCATCTACAGAGGTTAATCTTTATGTAAGAGATAGCTCTGCATCAACTGATTATAAGTTTTATCATATTATTATTCCAGCTAATAACACAGAATATGCTGTTAATAACACACTAGTTTTAGAAGAAGGAGATAGTTTAAAATTTGAATCGGCAACTGCAAATGCTATCTCTGGACAAATATCATACGCTTTGATAAATAGATCTCAACAAAATGGCTAGAAAAGTAAGTAATGGATCAGGTTCTTTTATTAAGTATACTAATAAAAAAAGACCTGGGAGACATAGTAAAAGTCCAAATAAAAGAAACGACCATAAGGAATATCGTGGACAAGGAAGACGTTAATAGTATATAATATCGTTTTATGAAAACTACAATAATAGATGGAGTTGAAGTTCCAGTTCTTCCAGCTACAGCTGTAGAGACTATTAAAAATAAAACTACTGGAAAAGTTTATGACTCCATAGCTGAATTTAATGCAGATGTTGCAAACCCTAACACACCTACAAAAGCAGAAGATTTACAAAGAGACGTACAAATAACAGTTGCATCTTTAAAGGTATTTGGTAAAACCAAATAATGAATCCATACGGTGGTACCGAAATTCAACTAGAATACTTACACAAGTACGTATCAAAAGAGTTACTTGATAAAGTTAATATCACCACATCTATTCCAGAAAAGACACCTCTTGTTATAAACAAAACAAATATCCTTTGGGTTCATAATAGTTATGATCAACCTAATATTTATCCTTGGTTCAAGAACAAATTAAATCATAGAAAATATGATTGGTACGTGTTCAATTCACATTGGACATATGAAAAGTATAGAATGATATTTGATATACCAACAGATATATCATTAGTTATTAAAAATGGATTTGATGATGATTTAATAGTGAAATCTGATTTTAAACCTAAAGAAAAATTAAAGCTTGTTTATACTTCAACTCCTTGGCGTGGCTTAGA